GGTGATAATTATCCTGTAATTTATCGTTGGCAGTTAGTAAACGGTGATCCTCAATGGGTGTTAATTGATAACAGTGATCAATTAAATCCAACTGGTGTAGTATTTGCAGATGCTCGTTGGGCTACAAACGGCACAACAAGTGTAACAGACGATCCTATTCCAACAATAGTTAGTTTGTTAACAAGCAACTATCTTGATTTAGATGCTCCAGATGCTGATTTATATCCAACAGGTATGTTGCTGTTTAATACACGCCGTTCAGGTTATAATGTTAAACAGTTCAAAGAAAATTATTTCAATGCAACTAGCTTCCCTGATCAAGCACTTCCTACAGAAAGAAATGCTTGGGTAACTGTAAGCGGTAACATGGCTAACGGTGCACCATATATGGGACGCAAAGCACAACGTGCAATGGTAGTTGAATCACTTCGTGCTGCTATCAATAGCAACACCGATATCCGTGATGAAGATAATTTCTTTAATTTAATGGCAACACCTAACTATCCAGAATTACAACCTAACATGATTGTATTAAACGCAGATCGCGGTGAAACTGGATACATCTTAGGCGACACACCGTTAGGTCTTGTTGATAGTGCAACTGCTGTTCAAGCCTGGGCTACTAACGCAGCAGGGGCAGCAACAACAGGCGAAGAAGGACTTGTTACAAGAAATACATACATGGGTTTATTCTATCCAAGTGGTATGACAAGCGACCTTACAGGAAACTTAGTTGCAGTTCCAGCATCACATATGATGTTACGAACATTTGTTAGAAATGACACAATTGCTTATCCTTGGTTAGCAGCAGCAGGTACACGCCGTGGTATTATTGATAATGCTACAAGTATCGGTTATGTCAATAGACAAACAGGTGAATTTGTTTCTATTAAGACTAGATTGGGACTTCGTGATACATTGTATGAAAACTTCATTAATCCTCTTGTGTTCTTCACAGGTCAAGGTTTATTGAACTACGGTAATAAAACAAGTTTCAATTCACAAAGTGCGCTTGATAGAACTAACGTTGCTCGTTTAGTTGCTTACATCCGTAGACAATTAACACTAGCAGGCAGACCATATGTGTTTGAACCTAACGATGCATTTACACGTGCTCAAATTAAGAACACATGTGAATCATTAATGCTTGACTTAGTTGCCAAGCGCGGTGTCTATGACTTCTTGGTAGTTTGTGACGAAAGTAACAATACTCCAGCAAGAATTGATAGAAATGAACTATGGGTAGATATAGCAATTGAACCAGTCAAGGCTGTTGAATTCATCTATATTCCAGTTCGTATCTTGAACACAGGGGAATTATCAGGAGCATAATATTATAGGGAGGGTTTTACCCCCTCCCTATTAGTATATGATGAACGATAAATAATATTAACAGGAGAAATAAAAATGGCAGCAGCCTCATTTTCATTAAGTAACTTATCGGTAAAGCCAGACGGTCAAGAAAACCAAGGCTTATTGATGCCGAAGTTACAGTTCAGATTCAGAATGACATTCTTAAATTTTGGTCTGGGCGACAACGATTTACAATTGACAAGACAGGTCATAGATATAACCAGACCCAATTTGTCTTTTGCTGAAATCCCCTTGCAAATTTACAATTCAACAATTAAAATTGCAGGAAAACATACTTGGGCAGATATTACAGTCAACTTGCGTGATGATGCAGGTGGCAATGTATCTCGTTTAGTAGGTGAACAACTACAGAAACAACTTGATTTTGTTGAGCAGGCAAGCGCAGCAGCAGCAAGTGATTACAAGTTTAGTGCGTATATTGATGTTTTAGACGGCGGTAATGGAGGCTATGAAGCTAACATTCTTGAGCGTTGGGAATTATATGGTTGCTTCTTAAAGACTGTCAACTACAACAACATGAACTACGGTACAAACGAAGATGTAAGAATTGGTTTAACAATTACTTATGACAACGCTGTTCAATCTGATGGTCTTGATAGTGTTGATGGTGCTCCAGCTGGTGTAGGTATCGGCGCAGGTACAATCAACGGTCGTCAGCCAACAGTAGCAGAAGTCGGCTTATCAAGTGGTATAGGCGAGTAATATTAGTTAAATGGCATACTACGGAGATAATCTTCAAAAAGAGGCAGGTCTCGGTAGTGCCATTCTTCGAGATTTTACACATGCTGCCAAGATATTTAGGCCAGGGTCTTACGACCTTGCGCCTAAATTCAAATTTCTCTTTCACACCTTTTTTGATATAAATCCTGTTGCTTACGACCGTAATGCAAATACAGGAGATAATTTCGGTGTGCTTGTCAAAAGTGTAAAACTTCCTTCTTTTGAAATAAAAACACACACCATGAATCAGTACAATAGAAAAAGAATTGTACAAACTCAAATTTCATACCAACCAATTAATATTACATTCCATGATGATAATGTGAATACAATTACAAAATTATGGGATGCTTATTACACTTATTATTATAAAGATTCAACTAACTTTAATGGATTGTTTGATAAAAACGGCGGAGCAAGCGAGATAGGTACACCTAGTCCTACTAATTTACAGTTAAGACAAAATTACAATGTTAGAAACATTTATGATGGAGAGCTTACAGGTGAGAATAATTGGGGATACATAGGTGAAAGTTTTAGAGATAGAGTTGCAACTAAAGCTCCATTTTTTAGAAATATAACAGTTTTTGGATTTAATAGGCATAATTTTACTGCCTATACCTTAATTAATCCAATGATTACTAAACTAGATCACGACACCTATAATTATAGTGAAGCTGCTGGCACAATGGAAATTAAAATGGATATAAGCTATGAAACTGTAGTTTATAATGAAGGTGCAATGGATGGGCAAACACCAGATAATGTTGTAGCTGGTTTTGGCTTAGATGCATATTATGATAAAAAACCAAGTCCATTAACAGGCTCAGAAGCAAGATCCGCAGTTCCGGGTAGAACGGGCTATACAAATAGTGCAGGCGGATATAGACAAAACTTAAATAGATTTAATGGCAACAATGGTCCTGGAGGATAATCATGGCAAGTGTACCCAGTAGTAATCCAAATATCAATTATAACTATCAAAAAAATCCATATGTAGTAAATTCAAATTACGCACAATCAGAATTAGCAAAAACAATAGTTTTTAGAGATAGACCAAACACAAACAGAAATATTACTTTTTTGTTCCCCACAAACATGTCTACTCCTAATCCAGGTGCAGGCGCTCCAACATTATTAGCTCAAACAAAAACTACTATTGACGGTACAACCCCTTATGTAGGAAGGCAGGTTTACTAAAATGCCTAGAATTATTGATGATAGAACTAGCTTGGATAGAACAGTAAGAATATTTGATTCATTTTATCAAACAAATTTGCAGGTAAATCCTGCTGATTATGATATTATATATGGTTACTTTAGTAGCGTATGTAAAACAAAAAATATTGCACAAAATTTTACAACAGTCCTATTTAGAATTGCTACACAAACAGGCGTAGATGCTCTTGTATTGTTGGATGAAATTAAAGGCAGTGGTCCTGGCTTACAAATGAATCAACAAATTTGTTATTGGCTCAATGGATTGAAATCTAAAACATCATTATATGGAATTAGTGTTATTCCTCAACCAGTTATCCCCGTAGCAAGAAACGTAGTATACTAAAATGGCTAACTATGCCCAAGGGTCATACACACCCAAAAACCCTCACAAGTATATAGGCAAACATACTCCTAAGTATAGAAGTGGCTGGGAACTTACTTTTATGACATTTTGTGATACTCATAAAAATGTTTTATATTGGGCTAGCGAAGCGATGCGTATACCATATAAGCATCCCCTAACTGGAAAAATTACAAACTATGTGCCTGATTTTTTTGTTGTGTATGAAAATAAGTTTGGCAAAAAAATGGCTGAGGTAGTTGAAATAAAACCTAAGAAAGAAAGCCTCATTGAAAGCAGAGTTGCAAGTGCTAGGGATAGAGCTATAGTCGCTATAAATCATGCCAAATGGGCATCTGCAATGGCATATTGTAAAAGTCAGGGTTATACCTTTAGAGTTGTCACTGAAGATGACCTTTTTTATAAGGGTAAGAAAAAATAATAAATCTACTTATGAAAAGAGATTTATTTGTCGAGCAACAATACGCTAAAAGTCATCTCAATCTAAGGGGTTTTCTTAGAGATAAAGGGTATAGCCAAGAATTTTTTGTTATTGAACATACTTCATTTACAAACAATTCAATATTTGTATTTGATTATCAACAACTATTTGACTCTTTAAGCGAATCACCTGATTGTTGGTTACCAAAAATATCCTCTGTGACTGATGGACAATTATTAATTTTACACGATTTTAATATAGATATTCAGTTTTTGTCAAATTGGATAATTAAAATATCAACAGATTATAAATTTCCAACTAAAAATATTTGGGTACAAATTCCTTTTGAAAAAGAAGGTAATGAACTTAATCAAGTTATTCAAAACAATGGATTGCATCCTGTTAACATTTTAGTTTACAGTGAATATATTAATCATACTGCTCTTAGTTATGAGGAATATGAATTATCTAATCCTACTATTAACAATGAAATTCCTGCTTATAAATTTAGTATTTTTGCTAGAAAATTTAAAGATTGGCGGTATAAGTTTTTTTGTTATTTGATTGAAAAAAAATTATTAAAACACTTTGTATACACCTTTTCAAATCTTGATCCAGAAATGTTTGAATATCCTCATATTGCCTATCCACAAAATGAATTGATACAATATGCAAGTAAGCTAGGATTTACTAAGTTAGGTGACATTGGTAGTTTTGTTAATAAACTACCTGTTGTTTTAGATACGCAAAGAAATAGCATTACTAATCCATTTCCAATTGATTTGTACAATTTGTACAAAAGTGCAAGTATTAATATCGTGTTAGAAACTGTAATAGACAGAATTTATTCAGGAATTATTATTACAGAAAAAACATATAAGGCAATAATTTCAGAAACCCCTTTTATATATTATGGACCTCCTAACGGACTACATGCACTCAGAATGCAAGGTTTTAAAACCTTTCATCCCTTTATAAATGAAGATTACGATTCAGTGCAAGATAGTTCTCAACGAATGCAGTTTATAATAAAAGAAATTGAAAGAATTTCAAATCTTAATGAATTTGAGTTTACACAACTATTGGAAAATTGCAAGAAAATTTCTAAGTTTAACAAAAAGAATTTTAAGGTGATACAACAATCAAATACAGGAAAGAGTTTACTGTCTAAATTAAATTTATAAATTGTGTTTTAAACAATAATACATTATCCAAATAAATAAACTATGACCAAAAAATTAGAAGAACTTTTTCAGCTTCCAACTGAAGAAAAAGAGGCAAATCAAACTATTTTAGAAAAAGCTGAATTAGATGTTGTCACAGAGGAAGCATATAGCAATTTAGAAAAGATTGAAAATGCCCTACCTCAAGTTAGGGGACTAGAATCAAGTGACACTGAAATGGATGAACTTTCATCACTTGCCACATCAAGCTATAAAGATTTAATGGATTTGGGAATGCAAGTTGATAGCAGATTTAGTGCAGAAATATTCGGTGTGGCAGGAACAATGTTAGGTCATGCTATCACTGCCAAAACAGCTAAAATTAACAAAAAATTAAAGCAAATTGAATTACAACTTAAAAAAGCTGCGCTAGATCAAAAAGTCGCTACAAAACAGGAAATAATAGACTCAACTCCGGTTGGAGAAGGTAGAGCATTGGACAGAAATGAATTGTTAAAGATATTGACTGCCAAAAAAGAATAACCATGATAAATACTAGATACAGGAATAAGCAATGAAAAGCCTAAAACAATACATCACCGAAAGTGTAAAACTATATGATTACACTATAAAAATTGCTGGTGAAGTTGACAAGAACTTTTTAGATTTGTTTGCACACAATTTAAAAGAAAAGTTCGATGCTGTTGACATCAGTAGACCAGTAAGCACTCCTATTCAGAAGGATCCATATGGTTTTCCTGACCTTCGTAATGAGTCTGTCACTATTATTAAAGCAAACTTTAGATATCCTGCGACAGAACCAATGATACAACAAATAGCACAATTACTTGGTTACAATGTTAATATGGTTCGTGCTATTCAAACTAACTACAATGATAGTATTAATAGTGAAGCAGAAGGTTATGCAAACGAAGCATCACATAGTCCATTATTAGATCATGAACAATTAGAAGAACAACCAGGCGCTAAGGAAGCTGCAAAAGCATACGGTGATTCATACAGAACAAGTATTAAGGATCAAATGAAGGGTAACGAAATACAAATGCAATATGCAACGAAAGAAACCCCAGATGCATTTGATCCATTTAAGGCTATTCCACAAGATCCAAGAGGCGGAGATAGCCCAATGTCAAAGATAACAAGACCAGCCAAACCAAAAACTGGGGCTGCTTTTAACAAATAATAAGGAAATATAAAATGGATTTCAAATCAATGTTACAACAGTTAAGCCAGTTAAGCGAAGCTACTGAAAAAACAGCTACTGGAGTTAAGCATAAAGCTGAGCCAGGTGGATATGGTCGTAAGTTCGACACCGATGAAGAAGGTGACGAAAAGAAAGACGATAAGAAAAAAGCAGAACCAGCCGAAAAGCGTGGTCGTGGTCGTCCTAAGAAAGGTGCTGATAGCGACACAGGTAAAGTTGCCAAGTATGATAATGCCAAAAACTTGCAAAGTTTTATGATTGGTAATGTACCTAAGAAAAGCAAAGAACTTGAAAAATTACCCAAGAAAAAGCATAGTCTAAAAGAATGGGTTGAAGAAGTAGAACAAAAGTATGTTCAAGAGGCAGCACCAGGTCAACAATTGACTGTTAAGCCTATGCCAGGTGCAGCACAGTTGGTTGATCCAGCAAGCAATAAAGTTATGGCTACAGGTGATGCAGCCGCAGTAAAAAACATACAGGGCGCAGTGGCACAAGGTAAAGTACAGATGCGCGGTGATCAAGAAATGGCCGAGGGCGATGATGACTACTCAGCTAAAAAAGCAAGAGCAGGAAAAGATATCGGTAAGCCAGGTAAACAATTTGCAAAGATTGCAAAAAGTGCCGCTGAAAGATATGGTTCTGCTGAAAAAGGTAAAAAAGTTGCCGGTGCTGTGTTAGCTAAATTACGCAAAGACGTCAATGAAGTTGAACAACCTACAATTGATAATATGACAGCGATGGGTGCAGGATTGGGTGCAGGTCGTAGTCAAACTACTTTAGAAAGCCGTGTTAAAGCTGACGATAAAGCAGAAAAAGCAGGCAAGAAAGTTACTAAAGATTTAGAATACGATATGAAGCACAAAGGTAAAGATGATAATAAAGCTGAAAAAGCAGGTAAGAAAGTTACCAAAGATATTGAGTATGATGAGAAAAAGAAAAAAGCAGTAAAGGAAGCAGCAAAGCCGGATTATATTGATTTAGATAAAGACGGTGATAAAAAAGAAACAATGAAAAAAGCTGCTGCCGATAAAAAGAAGAAAGTTAATGAAAGTTCACATCGCCATTCGTCAGCAAAACTTTTAGGCAAAGCACATGCACTTGCAAAAGAAGCATACAACTGTAAGTATGATGATATGGAAGAGGCAAGAATGTATCATGAAGGCTTTAAAGAGGGCCTTGATGAATGCTATGGTCAAGGAGTATATGAAATGGCTCCTGCAATGCCACCAGCAACAACAGGTGGTATGGCTCAACAGGCTTTAGAGGCTGAGATGGATGAAGGAAATGCATTTACAGCAGCACTAAAAGCTACTCCCAAAGGTGAAAAATTTAGTGTAGGTGGTAAAACATTTACAGATAGAAGCAACTATGAATCTATTGCTTTTGAAAGTTTAGATAAACAACTTTCTGCATTATTAGAAAGTGAACAAGTAGATGAAGGCATGAGTGTCAGCATCAGTAAGGGCAATCAAGGTGCTCCTGATACAGTAAGTGTTACAGCACAAGATAGTGAAGCAGATGCATTATTAGGATTAATCAAACAGGCTGGTTTAGGATTGTTCGGTGGTGATGAACCAAACGGTTACGGTGCTCCTCAAAGAAGTGATGTCACAAGCTCACACGGTGATATTGATGTAGTCGGCGATCATGATGGTATGATGACATTAATTAAAAAAGTAACCGGTGCAGGTGATAACGGTGACCATGGAGATTATGAGGATGAGGAAGGTCATGACCATGATGAACAATGCGAAACTTGCGGAGAATCTGCATGTAAGTGCGATGAACAAATGGTAGATGAAGTTGAATCATATGGCCAAGAGGAAGAAGAAGTTGCAGAAGATAATCCCCCGGACAGTGGTGCCGCAGAAACAACAGCAGATGAAAATGCTGAAGCAGCGGAAGATATGGCACTAGCCAAACAAAGCCAGCAGAATAAAACTGTAACTACCAACGAAGGCGGAGACGGTGGAGAAGCTAGCGAAGAACCCGAAGAAGGTATGGCAGAAAGTGCAAGACAATTTAACGAATGGGCTAATGACGCAGGTGCAAAAGCTAAAGATTTTAATGACGAACAATTCCAAACTGATATAGATTTTATGACAAAGATTATTTCAGGTGGATTGAACAAACAAAAATCTACAGGCCAAAGCACTATCCCTGTCGTAGCAAGTCAAACAGATAGATTAACAGGAAGTGACTCTTTATCTGATTTCAAAAAGCTAGCTGGAATCAAATAAACAAATCTTAATGTAAAAATACCCGACTAGTCGGGTATTTTTTTGGCTATACTCTTTGTACTATAAACGATAAATACTTAATAAGGCGACATAGATATGGCTCAACAAAATATCGATTTTGGTACGTTTCCTGACGATCCAGATGCAGATGCGATAAGAACGGCGTTCCAAAAAGTTCAACAAAATTTTACTGAAATTTATAGCGGATTTGCCGGCGGATCGGTTGTTTCTGTTAACAGAACACCTGGAGCAGGTATTACAGTTAGTTCACCTACAGGTAATGTTATTATTACAGCAAACATTGCCTGTGTCCAAGTTCACACAAGCACACTTAGTATAGGTCGTGATGCTAATGGTTTACAAGATACATCTATTACAGCAAGTTCCCAAACATTATGGATTGATTTACCATCTACAATAGCAAATGTAACTAACATTAATATAACAGGCCAATTAGCCGCTTCAGGTATCTCTGGTTATACTGGTATTATTGGCAATTTAAATGTAACAGGTACCACAGTTACAAATAACTTAACTGCTACTACAAACTTTAGCGGTGGTAGTGGTATATTCGGTAATGCTAATGTAACGGGAAATTTAAATTCAATTAGCAACTTAAATATATCGGGGAATTTAAACTATACAGGTGGAAATGCATATTTTAGTAATGTAGCTAATTTACATATTCTCGGTGGATCGCCAAATCAGTTTTTAAAGACTGACGGGACAGGCAATTTAGTATGGGATGATCCAGGAAATTATTCAGGATATTCAGGTGTTAGTGGATACACCGGTGTCAGTGGTTGGTCAGGTGTCAGTGGATGGAGTGGGACATCAGGTGTCAGTGGATGGAGCGGCGCTAGCGGAACATCTGGTTTTAGTGGAACATCAGGCTGGAGTGGCACATCAGGTGTCAGTGGATGGTCGGGAACTACTGGTGTAAGTGGATTCAGTGGAACATCAGGAACATCTGGCACATCAGGAACATCTGGCACATCAGGATATAGCGGCACATCTGGTACAAGTGGATGGTCAGGTTTATCAGGCGCTTCGGGCGCTTCGGGATTTACAGGAACTTCAGGCTGGAGTGGTGTATCAGGCACTACAGGCATTAGCGGCACATCAGGACATACAGGTGTAAGCGGCTGGTCAGGAGTTTCAGGATTGTCAGGCACATCAGGTTTTAGCGGAACATCAGGATGGTCAGGTGTTAGTGGAACTACCGGTGTTAGTGGCTGGACTGGAACATCAGGAGTAAGTGGCTGGACTGGGGTATCGGGCGTTTCAGGTACTTCAGGATGGAGTGGAAGATCAGGATGGAGTGGCACCTCAGGCTGGTCCGGTACAAGTGGGATCAGCGGCACATCAGGAGAATCAGGCACATCAGGTATCTCCGGCGCTTCAGGAACTTCAGGTTTTAGTGGGACAAGCGGTTACTCAGGTCAATCAGTATTACTATCAGGATCAGTAGCAAACTCAGGAGCGTTGCCAGGTGGAGCTCCAGCAGGAGCATTATATATTGTCTTGGCAGCAGGTGGTGGCTACAATGCAGGCGATGGTGCGTTATCAGATGGTCTAGGTGGATGGACTAATGTAGGTCCTATTCAAGGTCCATCAGGATATAGCGGAACAAGCGGAACAACTGGTGTAAGTGGATTCAGTGGCGCTTCAGGAACATCAGGTTGGTCAGGTACTAGTGGAACGACAGGTGTAAGTGGTTGGTCAGGCACTACTGGTATAAGTGGATTTAGTGGCACATCAGGAACCACTGGTGTAAGTGGATTTAGTGGTACAACTGGTGTTTCAGGAACATCCGGCACATCAGGTTGGTCAGGCGCTAGTGGCACGACAGGTATAAGTGGATTTAGTGGTACATCAGGTACTACTGGTGTAAGTGGATTTAGTGGCACATCAGGTACTACTGGTGTAAGTGGATTTAGTGGCACATCAGGAACCACTGGTGTAAGTGGATTTAGTGGTAGATCAGGATGGAGTGGCGTCAGCGGTTATACTGGCGTAAGTGGTTTCACAGGAACATCAGGATTTTCGGGTACACCTGGACCAAGTAATACAATAAACGCAACAGCAGATTCAACAACAACGTCATTACTGCCTGTCATGGTAGGTACTACAGGTAGTAATCAAACAGCAAAAGGTTCATCAACATTTGCATTTAATGCTTTAACAGGAACATTAACAACAAACTTTACTGTGCAATCTGTAGGCACAAGTATCGCAGCCGCAGGCACAACGCAAGGTACAGGAACAGCACTTACAAAAGCAATTAATATCGTAACAAATGTATCGAATGGTGCCAATGCAATAGTATTGCCTACAGCAGTTGCAGGAATGTCTATTTACATTACCAATTCAAGTGCAAATGGACTAAATGTATTTCCTGCAACAGGAGCAGCAATTAATGGTGGTGGCGCAAATGCAGGTATAGTACAGGGTGCGGGTGGTACGCTTAACTATATTGCATCATCAGCTACACAATGGTATACAGTAGGTGCAACCTACGCATAGAGGTAAAATATGGTAACACTTGAATTATTAATGGCAATGTGCCCAAAAACAAAACGCACTATATTAGAAGGTTATGTAGAACCACTAAACACAGTAGCACAATATTATGAAATGTTTGAAAATCCTCGCAGAGTTGCAGGGTTTTTAGCACAGATAGCACATGAATCAGGTGGATTTACTGCTGTAGTTGAAAATTTAAACTATAGTGCTAAAGGACTAATGACTACATTTAAGAAGTATTTTCCAACTGAAGAATTAGCAAAACAATATGAACGCAAACCTCAAATGATTGCAAATCGTGTTTATGCTAATCGCATGAAAAACGGCGATGAAGCAAGTGGTGATGGATTTAAATTTAGAGGGCGTGGATTGATTCAGTTGACTGGTCGTGATAACTATACTAGATTTGCAGAAGCACTAGATATGGATATTGACAGTACGATTGCCTACTTAGAAACACCAAATGGTGCTGTAGCAAGTGCAGGTTGGTTTTGGGATAATAATAAATTAAATCAATTTTGTGATAAAGATGATTTTATTACTTTGACTAAACGCATCAATGGTGGTACAATAGGATTAGCAGACAGACAACATCACTATCATCTCGCACTACAACATTTGGGCGCACATTAAAATGGCACAACCAATTTGGATTACGCCTTCAGGTGTTGTAAATCAAACAATTTATTCTTTGGGAACTTTTCCAAATTCTTCGCTTTTAGAAATACAGTTAGAGGCGCAAGCAGTAGTTCCGGCGGTTTCAGTTACATACTCTTTGTTAAGCGGATCCTTACCCGGTCAAGTTCAATTAACTGTCGATGGTTTATTGATTGGCGCAATAGGACTTGTTGAAGAAGATGATACATATACTTTTGCAGTACGAGCCACTGATAATGAAGGCAATATTAGGGACAGAACATTTAGCATTACTGTAACAGGATCCTTGCAACCCTCATTTTTAACTCCCGGCGGTAGTATAATTGACACTCCTGACAGTATTTGGATATCGTATGAAATACAAATTGATAATCCTAATCCAACTAATCCTTATATAATAAGAGTGTTAGATGGTACTTTACCACCCGGATTAGAAATAAATAGTCAAGGATTGATTCGCGGATATGCACAACCTCCAATAGTTACAGTTACAGTGCCTTCAGTCGTAACAGCTACCACTGTTGCTGAAACTACAAATATTTTAACTTGTCTAAGCACAACAGGATTTTCTCCTGGTAGAGAAGTTGTTTTCACTGGAGTTACAGTTTTTGGGGGATTAGAGTCGGGAACTACCTATTACATTAAATCAGTCATTAATAGTTCACAATTTACAATTTCTTCTACTCCAAATGGTCCTACATTAATATTGACTAGTGGGACAGGTTTTATGACAACAACCTTAGCTGCAACAACTACAGGACAACCA